TTGAACGGCGATACGCCGTTTGAGGTCTTGCAGGCTTATTTTTCTCAACCTGTTGTGTAAACAACGCGACGATTTTCTACACTACGAGATTGTCGTGACGTTAGCGGCGGTGATATTGATACCGCCATCCGCGAGAAAATGGTTTGCTACGACTGCAAGGTTTACGGCGGCTTCATGTCTGACAACTATATCGGCGGCATTGGCGTTGTCCGTGGTGTCGGCATTACTGTCGAGGGTATGAACTGTCTGCAAGGCCGTGTCGGACATCCGGATGCTTCGGTCGAGCATTCCCGCGACAACAGTCAAGTTACCGTTGACCCGGGCTATTGGTTGTGGACAAGCCGATACCTGCCGCAAATTGGTATCCGCTTCATCAACAACCATTTCGGTTTCGCTGCGCGTAAAGTTGCTGATGCACATACTGGTAACAATATTCAAATTATCGGCAACAGCGGCTCATGCCTCTACTACGGTACGGGTGTCGTCATCGAGGAAACCTTCGCGCAAGACACCACTAAGGGCGGCCGCGCAGACAATAGCAGCTTTAAATATCAGGAATCCAATATTGTCATCAAAGACAATGAGTTTATCAGCGGCATGAATGGAATTTTCCTGATTAATGGTGCAACGGGGGTAAAAGCCCGAAAAGATAAGGATTTGTGGTGGCTGCGTGCCAATATCACTGTCCAAAACAACCGCATTTACGCGCCGCGCGGCGTACCTTGTAATTTCGGTCACAACCGATTCACGATTTCAGACAATTCCTGTACTTTTGCCCTGCCGTTTGGTGAGGCGTTTGGCCTCCGCTATTTGAGCAATATTGCTATTAAAAATGGCGGAACCGGATACAGTGCGGATACCAAAATTGTGATTACAGGCGGTGGAGAAGGTGCGCGCGGCGCGGCGGCAACCTGTACGGTCGAA